GTTTCCCAGTCACGATCAAAAGCGGTCTTGAAGAAATAGGTGGTACTTCAATTGAATCATATGCTGATGAAAACCCGGAATATGACTCAACTTTGTCACAAGTAAGAAAAAGAATGGGAATATAACTTGTAGCTCCCCTTCTTAAAACTTAAAAAACTTAGCAATAAGGGGATAGGTAGGGTTTCCAAAGGGAAGGAAAGGGGACAGAGCGTTCTAGGTCAATAACAAAATTTAAACTATTTTAAGTCTCTTAGTAAAAGCAACAAAAATAGCTACAACGAACACTGGTTTTACTTGACAGAAACAGATAGGAATACTTTATGAATTGGTGTAAATTAACCTCTATCAAATACAACAGAGAGATCTGGGTCAATCTGGACAGTGCACCCTTTGTAGTTAGGGAGTCAGATGAAGAGACTAGACTCTACTTCAACTTCATAGACAAATCAGGAGAGCAACAATACCTGTCTGTTGAAGAGTCTCCAGAGGAGATCCTAGGTATCAAAGTTCAAAGTGGAGTATTGATCAATGCTTCTGAAGGTACTATAAGTTCAGAGTCTAATGATAAGCCTTTGTCATTTATGAGAAAGATATTCAGTAGGTAGCTAGACATACCACTTGAAGCTATCATCTCTCATAACAAATCCTTGGACCATAAATCTATGGGAGATCAAATGAGTGAAGTCGTCATTGACGATTACCTGCAATGCCTCATTCTCATCTCCGTTCAAGACAATAGGGATACCACAATGCTTCAATGTCCATCTGACAGTAAGCCATTCATTTCCAGCTCCAAAGTTCTTTAGATCTACATCGTGGCATAATTTGGCCCATTGACCATTAGTGAATACTGGCAATCCGTCGGTAAGATCAGAATCAGTGCTGTTTGGCCTAGATACTTTGATTTGTATCCCATTTGTCAATGTTCCCCCATTTCCATATCTGCCAGAATCAAAGCTTCCTGAGTCTTCTATAGATACTATGATCCTACTCAAAACGAAGAAAGTTCCTATGTCAGCCTGTACGTAGAAGGTTTCTGAAGCAGATGAATAGTCTCCTACAATATTCTTCTCTCCAGTAGTAGTCCCATCATCAGACAAGAATCTGAAGCATTCTAACGGTCTGTATTGTTTTCTAATAGTTGGCATGTTCCCTCCTTTTTTGCTTGATTTTTCAAGCGGTGTATAGATATATTGAATATCATATTCTTATTCGTGGTAACAACTTCTTTCAGAAATGATAAATTATGTCTAATCCAAATCCAGTAACGAAGTGGAAAAAAGGACAGTCTGGGAATCCCAAAGGAAGACCTAAAGGACCTAGCATAGGTAAGCTCTTACAGGAGATAGGTGCCCGTCCTGGAGATCTTGATTCTGACAAGACTAAGCTAGATATGGTAATGGAGAAGGTTATGGAGATGGCTCTAGAAGGCCAGCCATGGGCTGTAGAATTCATTGCTAATCGAACTGAGGGTAAGGCTATAGAAACCGTCAAGACGATCTCTGAGGAGTTCAGGGACGATACTAATGATGAGATCCAAAAGGAAGATCCTCCTAAGCTTAAAGTAGCATCAAGTGAATGAGACTGTTAAATATTTCTCTCAGGTCATTCTCGTTATGTTTGTAGGGGTTGTTATAGGAACTCTACTATTAGTCGTTCTGTTGTTTGGTGTAGTCTGGTTTCATAACTTCCTTCACTTATTATAGAATATGAGAAGTGAATCGTCTGTTCTCAAAGAATTTCCCTCCCTTCCTTGCTCAGCAAGCAATCATTCAGCATCCTTCTAGATTCAAGGCTGTAGACATTGGTCGTCGATGGGGTAAGACCATCGGCATGAATAGAAAGATTTACAGTGCTGCTCACACCAGCAAGGGTGATTATTGTTGGATAGCTCCTACCTACGATGAGGCAGAGCGTGGTGTAGATGCTGCCAAGAAGATGGTAAATCCTTCATTCCTATCCATTAAGGGCTCTAAGCCATGGGTAGGATATTGCTCAAATGGTAGTAGAGTATTCTATCGTTCAGCAGACGATCCAAATCCTAAAGGGATTAGAGGGCATGGATTCAAAGGTATAGTATTAGATGAAGCTGCTCAGATTCACAAAGATGCGATAGACTATGCAATAAGGCCTACTTTATCTGACAATATGGGTTGGATGATGGCTGTCTCTACTCCAAAAGGGAGGAATTGGTTCTATGACTTGTTCACTAGAGGACAAGATACTGAAGAGAAAGACTATCATTCATGGACATTCCCCAGTAATTCCAGTCCATATTTTCCTCAACCAGAATGGGAAGAGGCTAAGCGAACTCTCCCAGAAGATGTTTTTAAACAAGAATATATGGCTGAATTCCTAGAAGATTCAGCAGGAGTCTTTCGCAGAGTTGATAATATAGTCTCCCCAGTACGGTGTAAGTGTAACAACAAGGGGTATGCTCCTGGGTGGTCAGTAGGATGTGACTTAGCGAAGCATCAGGACTATACAGTTCTTGTCGCTATGTGTAAGGAGTGTGGTGACTGTCATGGGTTTGATAGGTTCAACCAGATAGATTGGCCGGTTCAGAAAGCCCGTATTGCTGCCTTCTCAAGCCGATATCCAGGACGGATAAAGATAGATGCAACTGGTATCGGTGACCCCATATACGACGATCTAAGGGCCTTTGGGCTCAATCTGGAGCCAGTCAAGCTTACTAATCAGTCTAAATCCCAGATAATTCAAGATCTGATTGTATCAATCGAGCAGCAGAAGATATCGATTCCTCCCGACTGGGAGATTCTTAAGAATGAGCTGAAGAGGTATGAGTATGAGTATACATCTGGTGGTACTCTTAAATACAATGCTCCTGCTGGATACCATGATGATTGTGTAATTGCCTTAGCATTAGCTAATAAGGGATCTTCTGCTCAAGGTATAATGATGGTGATTTAGTGTCGATGCACAGCACTGACACCACTTGTTTTTTATCTGACAGATCTGGCAATTAACATTTTTTAGAAAAGTCCTCTTGACAAAGTAGCAGTTTCTCTAATATTCAATATTAAGAGGAATATGTTCTATGGCTACTGATCCTGATTCTCTTTCCCGCTCTACTATCATTCCTGATACTGATTTTCTTAAATCTGTGACTAGTTTGAGGAATGCTTCTCCATTACTTGAATGGCTTCATGGTCTTAATGGTAATACCAAAACTATTAGAAAAGGCTTTGAATATAGATCAAGTGTATGGGTGTATGCATGCTTAAATGTTTGGTCGCAGGTATCTCAGATACCACTTCTTCTTAAGTCTGAAAGTGATCAAGGAGATATTGATGTAGAGAGAGGGCCTGTCTTTGACCTGCTAAAGACACCCTTCCCTGGCATGAATACCCAGGACTTCTTGGAGTTAATACTTCTCCACCTTGGTATTTATGGTCAAGCGTTCATGCTCCGAGAAGATGGGACTAAGACTAGAAACACTCTTCCTAGATTCCTAGAGATAATCAATCCATCTATTTTCACAGTTGAGAATGATGATATAGATGCTGAAGGAAGGGCTTTCCGTAGGACTCTACATCTTGAGAATAATAGAAAGAGAAAGATCCCAGTAGAGGGATTTATTCAGATTAAGCTAGCTAATCCATATGACAAGAACAATGGGCTTTCTCCGATATCAGCAGCTAGGCTTACAGTAGATGCTGACTATGCAGCCAGAATGCATAATAAGTTCCAAATGTCCAATAGGGGCAGGATTGAGGGAGTAGTAACTTACAAGGATGGAGTAGTTGGGACTCTCAATCAGCTAGAGCAGTATAAGCGTCAGTTCAATGAGTTGTATGCTGGAGCTGAGAATGCAGGCAAGTATGCGCATACCACAGGGATAGATGATATCAAACAGCTGAGTCAGTCCATGAAGGATATGGATTGGCTTGAAGGTCAGAAGATATCACGTGAAGAGATCTGTGCTATTTATGGGATTCCTCCCAACATAGTTGGCATCTTAGACCGGGCTACCTTCTCCAACTATGAGCAGGCAGCTAGAAGCCTATGGACGGAGCAGTTAGTGCCTCTAGGGAATAGGATAGCAGCTAAATTGCAGTCTGAGCTTGTAGATCCACACCAAAGAAATCCTGTAGCCACTCTTTGTTTCGACTTCCAGAATTCAGTTCCAGCTCTTGCTGAGAATACTACAGAGAAGATTGAGCAGTATACGAAACTGGTAAATGAAGGTCGGCTTACTCCAGAAGTAGCTGCTGACATAGTAGGTATTGATATTGGTGAGATTCAGCCTATTCATCAGACAGTTCTAATCCCATTCAGTATGACTCCGGCTAATGATGCTCTTCAGGACAGTGATCCAGATGTCTCTGAGGAAGAATCAGAAGAGCGTCTCATAAATGAGATTGTATCTAGAGTATCTGAACAACTGATATCTCATAGCAAAGCTGAAGAGCTGAAGAAGACTGTAGAGGAAGATCTGAAAACCAGGGCTGCTGATAGGGAACGTCTTAGGACAAATCTATGGAGGGCTCATATTGCTCAACGCACTCCTTTTGAGAGAAAGATGGCCTCACTTCTTAAGTCTTTCTTCTTTGATCAACGTAAGGATGTACTCAAAGAGACGGATGTATGGATAGGTGAGAACCTTAAAAGTGTAGATAAGTCTGCACCAAAGGTGATAGACAAAAGCATCCTAGGTGACTTTGTAGGTCGTGTATTCAATCTCAAGGATTGGAATAAGAAGATTAAGAAGAAGTTTAAATCACTTCTTGATGATGTTCTTAGGATTGCATCTTCTCAATTATTAGAAGAGATTGGCCGTCCTCTAGATGATTTTAATGAAGGCCTTATTGCTACGTTTAGAGATCAGCAAGATGTATTGCTTACAAAGGTAAATGATACCACATCTGAAAGGCTTCTAGCAGTTCAGAAGGACTTAGAGGCAGCAATTCTTGCAGGGACTTCACAGGAAGATCTTGCTGAGATGATGAAGTCTAGTATGAAGCACATCTTCAATGTACGTGAATCCGATAGAACTAGGATAGCTAGGACTGAGATCAATAGGGCTTTTAGTGGCGGAAGATTTGAGCAGATGAAGGCATCTGGAGTGACAATGCATGAGTGGCTTTCTTCTAGAGATTCAGCGGTTAGAGAGTCACATATCAGCGTAGACGGCGAGAAGGTAGTAGTTGGAGAACCATTCAGTAATGGCCTTCAATATCCTTTAGATCCATCTGGTTCAGCTGAAGAGACAGTACATTGCAGATGTGTAGCAGTAGCAGTATTGGAGTAGATAATGATTGACGAAAACAAACCAACTAAAAGGCCAGGTAGACCCAGGAAGAAAAAGTTAGAACTTCCTAATGGTTGGAAATGCCCGGATTGTGGGAGGGTTAATTGTCCAACTCTGGATTATTGCGATCATCAGGTTAATTCTATTCAACGTGTCACAAAACCTATTACTTTCACTTCTTCAATATTTTCAAGGAGTCTCTAATGATTAGGAAGCCAGGGTACCTAGAAACTAAAGCCTTTGATGAAGGCGACATTCTTGAGCATCAATTTGAAGAGATTATGGACCCAGAAAGGGTTGTTAGGTTTGTAGCTAGTGATGATTCTATTGATCGCTACAATGAAGTAGTTGTTCCTCGTGGTGTTAACTTTTGCGATTTTGCGAAGAACTCTCCATTGATGGTTTTCCATGACTACAAGATGTGGCCAATAGGGAAGTGTGTAGCTGGAGAAGTTAGAGGTAATCAGCTTTTACTTGATGCAGAATTTGATCCTGGAGATGAAGATCCTGATGCTGAGAAAGTGTTTCGGAAGATAAAAAGAAGGACCGTAAAGACTGGTAGCATTGGATTTATTCCTACTAAGTTTATTACTCCTGGAGATGAGAAGAAGAGCAAGGATGCATCAGATTTGTTTAAGCAGTATCCAAATGCTTCAAGAATTTATACTGATTGGGAGTTGATGGAATTCTCTGTAGTTCCGATCCCTGCCAATCCTAACGCATTAGCTGCAGCATGTGATGCTTTAGAAGCTGATGCTAGAAGAAGATTTGGTCCTGACCCCCTACAAGCGGACATGGGGTCTGAGACCGATTGGTCCGCACTAAGTGATGCCTTCAATAAGAAGGTAGATGAAGTAATGTTAAAGTTAAGGGACATATAATGTCAGATATTGACCTACAAAACGTAAGTGAAAAGCTAGCAAACAAGTTAGATGATGTGAGCAAAAAGTATGAAGAAGCTATTGCTAAGCGTGCTTCTCAGGAAGAGGTAGAAACTCTTTCAGCTGATCTTGCTGCTATGAAAAAGCAGATGCAAGAGATTGCAGTATCAGCTAAGCAGTTTGCTAATCATCCTAAGTCTGATCATGAAGTATGCCGAATGATTGGTGAGACAGTCATGAAGGCACAATCTGAAGGGACGGATGCTAAGGGAGGATATCTTGTAGAAGATGAGTTTTCCCGTGAGATCAAGTCGACTCAGAACCGTTATGGTGCTGTTCGTCAGATTTGGGGTGCTAACATCATGCCAATGGCAACTGATGTCATGAAGGTACCTGTTCGTGTCTATGGAGATACTGCTGGTAATCAGCCTGAAATGCAAAGCATTGCAGAAAATGCTCAAATTACTGCTGATGATGGTAACGTAGGGCAGATTACTCTAACTGCTAACAAGTATGGAACGTTGGTATATGTTTCAAATGAGCTGATTGCTGATTCGTTTATTGACTTCGTTGGTAACTATCTCCGGACTCAGATTGCTCATGAGGCTGCTAAGCAAGAAGATGAGTTGGTCTTCAATGATGCTGCTGGTCTTCTTAATAGTGCTAGCATTCAAGAGACCACTATGGGAGCTGGCAAAGTAGACTTCAGTGATGCGACCATTGAAGACTATCGTGCTCTACAAGATCAGGTAACTGATGAAGCATGGGAAGAAGGAGCTTACTATGCTCATCGTTCTGTGAGGACTCAGATGGCTAACATTCGTGTTGGTGGATCTACTACTACTGATGGTCCTTTTGCTTGGGGTAATCCTAATGTAGGAATTCCAGCAACTTTGGATGGTTACAATGTAACTCATGTAGCAAAGATGCCTGCTAATTCTGCTAGTGCTATTTCTACTGAGTTTGCACTGTTTGGTGATCTACCTAATGCTATGTTGGTAGGTGAACGTGGAGTAGCTAATCTTTCGGTATCTAATGATTTCCGATTTGATTTTGATCAAGCTGCTGTTCGTTATCTCTTCCGTTTTGCGTTTGGAACTGATGCTAATCTTGGTCGTGCTGCTGCTCGACTAAAGACAGCTGCTGCGTAAGTTGTTTCTCCTGTGGGGTTGGTCTTTTTGCTTGCTCTTTTGGGCTGACCCCATAGGAGGAAATTAATGACATGGATGTATTAAGCATAGAAGAAGCTGAGGCTGTTATCTTCGGAGACGGAGATAGTGGAGAAGGTGGGAATAGGCTTCAGGACATCATCACAGATATCTCTACCAGGTTTGCTTTATATACAGGCAGGATTGATTGGGGTCCTGATAGTTCTAGAACTGAATATCTAAATGGAGGAAACAATTGGCTGTCTCCTTTATATCGACCTATTTCTTCTATTACATCCATTCATCAAGATCCGGCTCATGAGTGGCCTGCTAGTACTCTTCTAGATCCAGATGATTACTATATAGATACTGATGATACAGGACTGATTTGGCTAGAGTCAGGTTGTTTTGTTAATGGTCCTAAGACAGTTCAGCTAATTTATACAGCAGGATATAGCTCTACATCTGCAGTTCCTTCGCAGGTTAAAGCAATGGCAAAGATTCAGACTCTTCATGAGTGGAACAAAACTGAGAGAGCAGGAAGAAGAAATACAGAAGAAGGTACTAACATTGGAGAGTTGCTGCCAGAAGTACGTATTGGTTTGAGAAGCTACATGTTAAGTCTACCATTTGTTTAAGATGATCTCTGTAAGAATAAAGGGTGCCAGGGAAGCTGAAGCTCGTATCAAGAGGGGTGGAAAGCGTATCAGAGATGGCAGAAGGATGTATCGTCTAATTGGGGAAGGTCTTAGAAGTGAGTTCACTAGAAATATGACTCGTGGGGTAGACCCTACTCAAAGACCTCTTAAGCCTCCGCAACAGTGGACAAGATTTATTAGATCGGGAGTTGGGTCTGGTGTTGCTTCAGCTAGGCCCACAGCAGGTTCTCAATCAGTAGCACTAGTAGCTACTGGTGGTCTAAGAGCAAGTATGGGACCTAAGTTTATAGGTAAGAACAAATTAGTCTTTGGTTTTCAGGGACGTTTTGCAGATGTAGCAGAGGCTATGGATGAGGGTCGCGCTGGTAGAATAAGAGTAAAACGAAAGCTGATTAGGACAACTAGTTCTGGACCTAATGCAGGTCAACAGTATGTACGTATAAGGACTAATGATGGCCAGTGGTTTACTAAGAGAGTTACTGGAGGGAGTGTGTCAGTAAAGCCACAAGCTCGTAGATTTTTCTTCTTATCTAGAAGGCAACAGAAACTTATAGAAAGAATAGCTGAGAGATATCTTCAGACTATTTTTGATTAATGGCAGATGATCATATAAAGGCTGTACTAGAAGGGATAAAGGAGACTTTAGAAGACTCTAATGATTTAGATAATACCTTAACGAAGGTCCTCCCTTATTTTGCTGTAAATGCAAGAGACTATTACATTAAAGACAGGATGGTTACTATCCAGCTGTTAATTGGAGATTCTGCAATTGAAGAGCCATTACATAATGAGCCAGAAGGAACAGATTTCATGTCTACTGATTTCCTTTTGGTTTGTGATACAGCACTTCCATCAGACAGAGAAATGTATCTTCCTGAGAATGGAGACGGGCTCTTAGATTTAGAATTCAAGGTTATAAGAGGGTTGTTATCAACAGAATGGTTAAATGCAGCGACTCATCATTATGGATGGTCTATAGGATCAATTGAGAGAAACATTCCTGTATTAGATGAGAATGGCGAAGAAGATTTTGATGTTCGTAGATTTATAATAACAATAGTTGTGGATGTAAAATTGGACCGAGATGAAGATGGTGGTCCTGCGAGGTAGATATGTCATCATTAGTGCTATCAATAAATTTGAGTGATCAAACCAAGAATATACAGTTTCGTTCTGAGAACATATCTATCACATCAGGTGATGGAGAGCAGTTTGGAAGTATATCAACTAGTACTTCTGAGGGAAGTATTACAATTGATACACATATAACAGGTGGGAATGGTCCTGGACTTCTTTTGCTAAGGAATTTGAGTACAACAGCAGCAGAGACTATTGATATAGGCACAGCGACAACAGTGTATAACTTTACGCTTAATGCAAATGATGGTTCTGAATTGAATTGGGCTGCTATTCCTTTGAAGTCAACAATAACTACAATCTACCATATAGCGGCAAGTGGGACTCCGCAGCTATGGTTTCAGCTATATGAAAGAGGTGCTTAATGTCTACTAAGAATATAACTAGTGCTACGCACAATGCGGCAGCAGTTGCAGGAATAACTAGGTTCACTTGTTCGCTTTCAAGAACAGTCACTCCAGTTGTATGTGGTGATGGTCAAGTATTTGCTGATGCGGCTACTACTGGAGGATGGGATGTATCAGCGACTCTAGAAGGAGTTGATAGGATAAACCTGCAGGCTCTTGAGGGTGACTCAGCTGCAAGTTTGGTAGTAGTTCATCCAGCTAGTGATGGAGGAGGAACTGCTAAGACTTTTACAATCACTGGGACTGTTCCTCATGGGTATTCGGAAACTACTCCTGAACCCGGAAATCCTGGTGATGCTTCTATTAATTTTAACAGCTTTTCTTCTGACGGGACAACAAATCCCATAACTATTACATAAGGTAAAGCTATGCCAGCAACAGTCTTTTTTAATGTAGTTAGTGCATCAATAAATGGTGTATCAATTTCAGAGCCTTTAACTGTAGCTATTACTTACGACAGTCAAGCTACTCATAATACAAGTTCAGGGTCTAATTACTCTGGGCATTTGAACGTAGGGCCAAAGTCTAGGACAGCTACAGTTACTGGCCTTGATCCATCTACAATGTTGAATGCTGTTGTAGCAGCTGCAGGGGCATTCAATTTTGATTACAAACAAGCAGGTGATGATACCAGTAATGCAAATTTATCCTTAGCAAATGGAACTACAACTCATGCAGTAGGATCATCATTTGAATGGGATTCAGGATTGCCTGGAGAGTTTGGTCAAGCTACAGCAACCTTTACATTGACGGGAAGCACGTTCACAGAAACATAAGATAGGAATGAAAAGACGTGAAATATACAACGACTAAGGGTGTAGAGATAGAAGTACAGCCTATTGAGTTAGCACATACAGGGGCTCCAAAGTACGTAGCATTAAGGCAAGTGATTGATGCTTATGCTGAGTTTGAAGGCAATAATGATACGAGCACTAATGAATATTGGGAGGCTTTTGAGAATTTGAGAAAAGCTCTTGAGCATTTGTGTTCTCAATGTGGAGTAAATCCAGCAGATGTAAGTATAGGAGATTCAGTCCCGTTAGTGAGTTTCTGGAACTCAGGAACGTTACCTGAAAATTTTACTCATGCGGAGTCCTAGAGCTAGACAAGTCTATTCACGTCTTCTTGTTGGAATTCGAAAGACTCCGCAGAGCAGTTTTGATGAGTGGTGTAAACCCAAATGAAGTCACAGTTGATACAGCATTTTTACTTTCTGCTGGTACGGCTCAAAAGCAGACTCCAGAAGAAACTGAAAAGTCTGCTCAAAAGTTAATAGATTTAGGAATAGCTAAACGTAATGGCTAGAACTTCAAGATTAGATATAGTGGTTAATTCTAGAGCCAAGGGAGCTCTAAAGGGATTAGCAGGCATTGGAGGCGCATTAGGAGGTATAGCTCGTAGTGCGGCAGTTCTAGGTACTGGAGCTGCTATAGGAGGTCTTGCAGCCTTTGGTGCTGGGATTAGGAAGATCTCTAAAGATTCTATTTCTCTTGGAGTCCAAATGGACAAGGTGATGAAGATCACTGGAGCTACTGAAAGAGAACTTGCTGGTTTGCGTGTTTCAGCTCTTCAAGAACATACTTCATTTGAAACCTTGAGTACTGGATTGATTTTCCTTAGCGATGCAATGGAGGAAGCTAAAAGAGGTACAGAGCAGTATGCAGATGCTTTTAGAGAATTGAATATTAATCCTAAGTTGATTGGTGATGTTTCTCCTATTGAGATGTTTAAGAATATAGCTGATGAGTTTCAAAAGCTAGATTCTACATCAAAAAAGATTCAGATTGGTCGTGATTTGTTTGGAAGAGGAGGAGCAGAGCTTGTGCCTCTTCTAAGTATGGGTAGTGAGAATTTAGAGAAGATGCAAGAAGAGGCTGAAAAGGCAGGCCTATTTATGAAAGGGTTAGCTGCTCAGTCAAAATTAATTGATGATCATTTCACTACTATTAAATTAAAGCTAGAAGGATTGAAGCTCCAAGCTTTTTCTGTTTTTGCTGATGATTTACAGCGAGCAGTAGAAGCCCTTTCTCAGATAGATTTTGTTTCGATAGGCAAGGGTATAGGAGAAAGAATAGGGCCATTTATCGAGGACCTTACTAAGCTTTTAGTGGAACTTAGAGAAGGAAAGATTACTCCGATTGATATTATTCCTGGCGTAAGGCAAATAAGAAATGTTGGCGCAGTGGCAGGAACTACTGAACAGGCTCAAGCTTTTGAAGCTGCTAGGAATAGAGGTCAAGATGTTTTTGGTGCATCTATAGAAGCATTCAAGGTTACTGTTAGACAGTTTGGTGAAATACTTAGAGACTTTGTCATAGAGACTGGATCTGGAGAGTTTTCAGAGGGGCTAAGATAATGGCTTTGATAGAACTACCATTTCAAGGATCTCCTCAACATAGTGATGCAGTTGGACAAGATTCTCAAACTAGAATTTTTAGAACTACTAACTTAGCTGCTGATCTTCCTAAAGCTGGACTATTTGCTTCAGGAGCTTCATCTAATTTCCCAATTAATTGGGTTATTAGTAGAGTGGATTATGCTTTTGATGGTTATGATAATGGAGATGTAAACACTCCTGTACATTTAGTTACTGTAACAGCTATTCCTATATGGCAAACAGTTCATGGCAATGGAGGGGTAACTAATACATATGAAGACTCAGAGCGTTTCGATACAGCTATTGATTATGATGTAACTGCTGTATTGGCTTCTGAAGATCCTAGTTTAAGGAAGACATATATGGTTCCTCGTTTGATCTATACTCTTACAAAATTTGTAGATAATCCTATATCAGCAAATCCAGGAACCTTTACTACTGATCCAATAGTTCCTTTGTTGGATAGGATTGGTAAGATTAATTCTGCAGACAATGATCCATTTGTTGGTGCTGTAGCTGAGGAATGGTTGTGTGCTGGCATATCTTCTAGTAGAGCAGCAAAAAGATTATGGGAATATACAGTTGAATATAAACATTCGGGAAGATTCCTTGATCCTGCTGATAATACAGTTAAGAGGCGTTGTTGGCAGGATCAATTTGAGAATATAACTTATGAGTCTGGGATTATAGGTATATGAGTTTAGCTCGTAGAATAGATAAAATAGAGAGAGAAGTAAGAAGAAATCGAGTCACTGTTGGTGGCGGGGGAACTCAAACACAATCTATGAGAGGTACTTCAATATCCTTTTTAGGAGGAAGTGCTTCTGGGAATGGGTTTTTTGATCCATATACTATTAATAATGGGAGTGGTAATCCTACATTCTTGGCATTCACAGAAGGGTTTTTGTGTTATGCAGGAACGTTCTTTCAGGTAGCTCCAGACGTAGTAGCTACTGAGTTCAATGGTACATCAGGATTATATTATGCTTCTCTTAGAATAGACTATTCTCAGACTGAGCCTTTGTCTGGAGGTCTCAGTTACGAGATGAGTGCAGTAGACGAGCTTCCTGCCGGATCGGACAAATTCCAACATTTCGCATTAGCTAGAGTAACTGTAGGGAATATTGCAGACCCAGGAGATCCAGCAGTACAGGCTATAACTAATTTTGAAAGATTGTGGTTTGGCGGATGGTGCATTTATGATAACCGCTCATAGATTTTGTTTCTTCCTTATATTGCCCTCCTGGTGCTTTGCAGCTGGATGGGATACTAATGTTTGGAATGGTACAACAAACTCTTCAGGGCTGAGCTTAGGGCTCCATGAGCGCTATTATGAGACTGGCGCCAGTAATACTTGGCTCAGAACAAATTGGTTTGGGACAATATGGACCAACTCCGAGCCTGTAAGAGTTATGGTCTCTGACGTTATGCATTCAAATGTATACAATGCAATAGAAGAGAGGTCAGAAATTATAGGTGTTTCTGTACCTACTACTCATAGTTTGCACAGAGTAATTGGAAACATTACTAATACAGATTTTTCTGTCTCATTGCTTGTATTGTATAAAGAGTGGGTAACAAATAATGTTAGCAGTTTTGCAGATACAAATATCATAATTCAGGGTGATTGGGTTCTGTCTACTAATGCAGTAACAAATGCTTGGAATCATTGTGATGATGATACTTTAGATACTAATACTGCTGACCATGTTTCTTATTCTTTAGATGCTGCAATGACATTAGAAACACTTACTAATAATTTGTCATTGCCTGGGGATTACTTTAATCCTCCTCTGACTGATACGACCAATACTATATTTAGGACAAATTGGTTTGGAACTATATGGACTACAGAAGTTGTAGAAGCTTCTTTCACATACAAAGAGACATATTCCACCAATAATCAATATGGCTGGCATGCAATGGATGACATTTTAAATGAGTTGTCATATCCATATATGGGGAATATCACTTGGGATAATAAAGGTGAGACTAACTATGCTAAAGGGTATGATAAGCTAGAGTCAGTATGGGAAGACGCTAGAACAAATGCCATAAATAGTTCTACAAATATAGCATTTGATGGGACAGGTGGTGGGTTTAATGATGCTTTAACTGCAGGAGTTAAGCCTAGAAACAGTGTTATTAGTGGAGTTACTCATGTTGGGTTTGTTTCTGGTGGATGTTCCTACCATGTAGCTCTGGATAATATTTACTTTTATCCAGTGTTCGACATGAACACAACTAATTTAGATGCTGATATAGATTATTATGTATGGGTTTCTCAGCCTGATGTTTTTTATACAGAAGCACAGAGTTCTTCAGCAGACCTCTATCTGGAATTTCAGCATGAGTCTACTAATTCTCCGGACACTTTCTTTCATGCTCAGGGTTCATCTTTTACAGGTGTAGGATCTTATTTGTGGGGTACGGAATCAAACATTGCAGTGTCTGGCTCATATACTGGTTCTCTTGCCGTAGGAGATACAAATCTTAGCACACACGCTGATTATGGCTCTGCACCAGATGGGACTTCAGGATCTACTACAGATCCTCTTTGGTTACAAGAGTTTACCGGATCAGCAACAGAAGATTTTAGATATACAGCTTCAGGATGGTCGATAAAGAAGCTTCATCCTTTGGTAGATTATATAAATAGCACGAATGGGTTGGTGTACTATGCAGACTAAGGACAAGAAAATGAAAAGAACTATTAAAGCGTTGATGTGCTTCCTCTTTGCTGGAGCTGTGTCTGCTGCTCCACCTCCATATCCAGTAGAGATAGATACACAAAGTACTAAAGCTCCTAAGCTTACTGTAAACCAGAATAATGACAGGACATTTAGAGTCACATTTAAGGATGATGATGTTGCTCAAGATATTACTGGACATACAGCATCTATGACTTATAGCCCAACAGTTCATGATTCTGTATATGCAACTAGCACTACAACGATTGTTTCAGGGCCTTTGGGTGTTGCTGATTTCTATTTTAGTGCAGCTCAGTTGAATACTAATGGTTCAGCATTTGTTTATGAGGTAACTCTTGTAGACACCGATACGAATTTAGTGACTTATAAACAAGGCACATTAGTGATTAAGAAGAGTCCATTTGCTTCAGGTGGGACAGCGGTTACATGGGTTAATCTGGTTAATTTTAATACATTAACTGAGACAGGTGTTATCGATGGGGTAGTTGTTTCCAATGGTGTGTTTTATGGAGATGGAGCAGGACTGACTAATATCTCAGGTTCGGGAGATACAAGACTGGACAATACTACTGCTACTAATCTGGTAAATATGGGGACTTTTGACATCACAAATGCTGGGACTGTGACAGCTACTGCATTTGTTGGAGATGGTTCTGGCATTACTGGTATCTCTGGAGGAACGGATACTAGGCTAGACAATACAACAGCTACCAACGATGTGAATATGGGAGCTAATAACATAAGCAATGTTGCAAATACTTATGTTAGTACTCAGCTGGAAATTGGTAGTCCATCTAATACTTTCTCAGCTTTCCCATTGCATATTCAAGGTCCTTTGCATCCTTTTGATATAGAAAATGCTCATTTGCCAATATCTCAACTTACTGGAAGTAAGTATGCAAATATCTTGATGAATGGAGAAGATTCTCAATTAGTAATGTTCTCAAAAGATGAAGGTGGACATGCTAGTGTAATCATCTTAGGTGAGACTGGAGCTAGTGGTGAGTTTGTAAATTCTTATTCAATAGGCAGGGCTCCATCTAGTTCTGCAAGTGGTGAGTTGCATATTGGTAAGTTTCGTACTTCTACAAATTATGCTGATGCTTGGACAGAAGCTCCTATTAGAATTAGTACTAATGGGATTACTAGGATTGGTGGTAATTTTAGTCTTCAGTATGGTTTGCTTGTAGAGGGTGAATCTGAAGCTGATACCATGAGAGTTAAGGCTACTTCTCATGGATCTGAGTATACTCCTCTTGCAGATTACACAGGGAATGTAGGAGCTAACATAACGATTGAGGGCACCGATTCTTCTGTTGAAATTGTCAGTACTCCATCAGGAAACTTTGGTTCAAAGTTAGGCTTTATACAGACTGTATCTTCTGTAGATCCTACTACTTCAAACCAGTGGGCATTTTTGAGAGAGTCAACTACAGGAGGGGATGATCTAAACCTTTATTTCTCTACGGATAATAATCCAGGTGGAGAAACTCCATTAGTTGAATTTAGGAATGAAGGACAGGTAGATGTTAATGGAGAGTTAATATTTGATCCTTCTACTATTACTAATCTTACAGAAGAAGCCACTCCGACTACTGGAGACTTCATAATGATTTACGAGGCTACTTCTGGTCAGTTAGAGAAGACTAATGTAGGGAACCTTCCTGGGGGAGGTGGAGGAGGATCTCCTATTGATTCTAGAGCAGCTACTTCTACTGTTGCTTTAGCGGGTAATGATATAACTACAGTAGCTAACGCAACGATTACTAACCTAACAGTAGCAGGGACGTTTACTGGCAGTGTTGATCCTGACCAGATTCTTCAAGATGGAGCGACTACTTTTGATGTTCTTACTTGGGGAGGTTCTCAATGGCAGGCAAGTCCTCCAGCTTGGCAAGGAAGCTCTAATCCTGTTGTTTTAGATATTACAACTAGAAGAGTAGGGATAGGAAATGGGATTGCAGGTCTTGCTCCTAAACTTGGCATTGGTGGGGATACTGATGAACCTCAATTAGTAATTGAAGGGCATTCGACTCAGACTGATGATGTATTAATTATTAGGAATGATGCTGGAACAGAAAACTTTACAGTCAGTGATGCAGGCGCTGTAGCTATGGCTAGTGGTTCTCTTTCAATTAATGGAGTAGCTTATACGTTTCCTGCAACTAATGGCACCTCTGGTCAAGTATTAGAGGAGAATGGTAGCGGAACGCTTTCTTGGGCTACTCCTTCTGGAGGAGGAGGTGGTACTCCAGTAGATGCAAGATCTGTGACAGCAACTGTAGTATTTGCAGGAAATGATATTACTACTGTAGCTAATGCTACTATCACGAATTTGACATTAGAAGGCACAATGACTGCCACTAATTCTACACTGTCAGTGAGTAATATTAGCGCTCAGACTACTAGTTTTAATACTAATCTTGCTACTCACTATGTTCATATTGGTAGTCCTTCTAACACATTCACTGAAGCAAGGCTGAATGTACAGGGACCTGATCATCCTTTCCATCTAACAGCATCGATGTTGGCTCCTCAGCCAGCAAATGCAGTCCATGCTAATGTCTATTTAAATGGAGAAGATTCACAGATAGTAGCATTCTCTGAAAATGAAGGTGCTCATGGGACTGTGTTCGTGCTTGGTGAAACTACAGCTGCAGGAGCATTTAATAACTCTTGGACAATTGGAAGGAGTTCTACAGTAGGTGCTGATGATGGTGCTTTACATGTAGGTAAATACCGCAGTGTTACCAACTGGGGTGATGCTTGGAGTGATGCTGCAATAGTCATTCCTACTAATCAGTTTGTTAGAATGCCAAATGGTAAGTTAAGACTTACTGCTCCAAATATTACAGATGAGTATGTAGTAGATTCCTTCTACACATCAGATTCTTCTGGTTATTTGGTTATGGAAGGTTCTGACTTCCTGATGTCAATTATTAGTAGCCCAGCAGGATCATATGGATCTCGTCTTGATCTGACAGAAGTAGTAGGAACTGGAGATGCAACAGTTTCTAATTTGTGGTCATTTGCTCGAAGGACTACAGGAAGCGGTGGAGCGCTTGAGCTTCACTATAATACTGATGGCAATCCTAGTGCTGAGACTCCTAATGTAACTTTTGAAGACACTGGAGAAGTAATCTTTCACGACAATGAGCTCCAAAGTATAGGTGTAGCAACCATTACAAATCTGACAGAGGAAGCATCGCCTACTACTGGGGATTTCATAATGGGTTACGAAGCTACTTCTGGAGCGATGAGGAAGTTTGATATTGGCAATATCTCAGGAGGCGGAGGTGGTGGAGGCACCGTACAAGATTCTAACCTTACTGTTACTCCCACTGATGTTGGTTTAGTAGCTTATACTGCTGCTCTAGGAACTAATAGCATTGATCTTCAAACAGTACGAACTGTTGGGGGTTCTTCTTCTACAGCTCAAATCAATCATGGTGACAAGTCTTCAATTCTTGGAGGTGAGAATAATAGGATTGCAATAGCTGTTACTAATGGAGTTGTTGCTGGTGGTAATGGTAATGAAATAAGTGTTGCAGGGAATCTTGGATCAATCATTGGTTCTGGTATCAACAATGGAATTGATACTGCAGCTGATAACATTGTCATTGGTGGAGGTGATGGTAATACAGTAAGCGGAGCATCTAATGATGAGGCTGTAATTGCTGGAGGTAATGGTAATAGCATTACTGGAGGTGGAACCGGAGAGACCATTAGTGGTGGTTCTAATAACCAGATTTCTGGTGGATCTGGATCTGTTATAGCTGGAGGCAGTGGAAACACCAAGAGTGCTTCAGGGTTGAGAGATGTAATTGGAGGTGGTGAAAACAACCTTATCTCAGTAACTGGTGGAAGATCAGTAATTGCTGGAGGTCAAGGCAATACAATTGAAGGTCCACATAATGTTATAGGTGGAGGTCAAAGTAACTTTATTGGTGATAACACTACAGCTCACTCTTCAATTCTTGGTGGTCAATCTAATGTGATTGATCCACTGACAGGAGGTCACAATACAATCCTTGGAGGTAATGGTTGTTCTGTCTCAGCAGTAGCTGGAATTAGCTATGTCCTCTTGTGGGGCAACGATGTTGATGTTCTCTCTGCAAATGTTACAGGCTCAATGGGCTTTGGTGAGAGCATTGATATTGATCATAATGGTTGTTTTTACATTACTGATGACAATGGCGGGGTACATGATACTCAAGCAAATGATACTTTCTATACAGACTTTGCTGGTGGTCATGGCTTCAATACTGAGAATGTTGATTCTACATTATCGGTTAATGGAGCAATTACTTTGGACGAGATGGCAGCACCTGGCACGCCTGATGCTAATAGAGTAGTTATTTATAATGACTCAGCAGATGGCGAACTTAAAGTCAAAGATGAAAATGGTTCTGTGGTCAATCTTGAGGACAAGTTTTATACTATCACTATTCCAAGTGCTATCTTCACGGTTGCAGATGGTACTACTTATCACGTCGGGAATAGCGATGGGGGTAATAAAACTGATTTCGATAGGGAAAAGGTCTACATCCCTGTTGCAGGAGAGATCTACGGATTTGTTGTAAAAGTTCGTGTTGCAGGAACTCTTGCTAGCACGGAGAATGTTACCCATCAAGTAAGGCTGAATGGTACTACTGATGTTGGAAGTACTCTTGGTACATGGGACGCAGTCAATGGTTGGCATGCACAAAGCGGAATGGCTACCAATGTAAGTGCTGGTGATTTTGTATCTTTGAAGGTCGTCACTCCTACTTGGGTAACAGATCCGACTTCTACTCAAGTCGGTGGACAAATCATTATTAAGACTAATTAATGAGAAAATTCTCATTCCTGATATGGATTGCCATGGCCTCATTATGCGGGGCCACGGACTATTATGTAGATCCTGATTATACTGGGACTAAATCTGGTACAGCTGCACAGCCATGGAGTACACTTGATTCTTCTGCATGGTCCACAATCAATACAGAGCTAGCTTCTAATCCAGTAACCGTTTACTATTCTGCCTATGAAGAAAATGGGACTACCCAAGAATCCCAGGCTATCTTCTTGGAGATTCTCAGAACTGATCATGGTAGTAATCTTCTCACTATTGATGGTCATGCTAAGTATAATACTAATGATTCTTCTCCTTCGTGGTCAGATAATTCTGTTGCTATAGCTTCTGCTTATACCAATAACCAAGTAGTTGAGCTTACAGGGGCTAGTAGTCAGGCTTTAGGTTGGACAAGAACTGGTGGTGGTACTACTCAATCAAGGGTCAGTAGTGGAGGTAGAGATTATTGGTGTATAGATAGCCATACATCGTCTTCTAGCAGTGAACCAGGGGTAGGAGCTAGTTGGACTAACTTCTGGTCTATAAGGGGTGTTGCTAGCGCTACAGCATGGGCTACATCAACTGAATACTATACTTATGTAAAGCAGGACAACATTACAGTTCGAGGTTTTGAATGTACTGGAGTAGGTGCTAGAACAACATTCTTAGGTGACAATGTCACTTTTGAGTATTTGCATATTCATGATGTTACTAGTATTGGACCTGGACTGAATGTCCTATACAACTCCCATCCTGACGACAATAAAGATATCGTATTTCATAGTACTACAAACTATGAGTGTATATTAGAGCATACATCAGGAGCATCTACAGAGCCTGGTACAGGAGCTGATTGGCAGGTCTTTTGGGAAGTTACAGCCCTAGATACTAATACTCCTTCTTGGTCAACAAGTACTCTTTATGAGTCAGATCCTAGACTTGTAGCAGTAGGTGCTACAAACATGGAGATAGGTCATTTCCGAATAGAAACTGTTCATGGGGAGTGCATGTATATAGGTGGAGCTAATCCTGGAGATACGATTCTAGATGTCGACGAGGATGAGTTTGGTAACCTTAACCATGATATTTTTATTCATCATGGGTATTTCAATAATTGTGGAGCTAGTGGTGGTCAGGGTGATTGCATTGATTGCAAGAATGGAGTTACTAAGCTTCATGTTGCGGATTGTGAGTTCGATAATTGCCTGAATGCTAGCGGTGCAGGTGCTGTAATTTTTGGTCAATCTTTTGTAAGCGGATTGAACCAAGAGCATCTTGTAGAGCGATGCTATTTCCATGATATGGCAGGAGCTGGTACAGGAAGAGCCATATATGTTCTTAGCTCAACTCATCCCGAAGCACCTTACAAAGGTTACAACGGTATCACTGTAAGGAATTGTATTGTCGATACATGCAAACAGGGCGTCATGTTCGGGAATGTTGGAGAGCTTCACAATGTATTTGTTTACAACAATACGATCTACAACACGACTTTTGAGGGAATAGACATAGATGCATTGGACGGAGGTGTAAGTTCTGTAACTAATAACCTCTTGTTGCAGAACAATAGCAGCGGGGCGCAAGTGGTCTTTGGGGGCTCTGCTCATGATAGTGATTACAACGCATACGACGGAAGCTCCTTTGGATATGGTTCTGAAGGTACTAATACTATTTCTGTCACTACTGCTAGTGAAGTTACGGATGCTGTTGGGGGTGATTTTACTTTAAAATCAGGAGCATCTTCTGAATCTGCCGGTGTAACTATTGCTGGGTTCAGCGATGATAATACTGGCAAAATAAGGTCAGTTCCATGGGACATAGGAGCCCATGAATTAACAGCAGCTACGAATGTGTGGCCTACTGTTCCTGATGTTCCAGCTAACCGATTATGGATAGGAGTACAGTAATGAATGAAAACCATAAACAAATGATAGAGAAAAGCGCTAACTATTTCAAACCTGAGAGCATGATAGCAGGGAATGCTGCTGGAGCTATCATTGCTGGAATAGGAGCTTCATTTCATCAGCTTTTAGGTCTTCCTAATGGCTGGATCATGCTAATTGCTGCGCTATTGTTTGGAATTGTTTCTGCTGTATCTAATAGATCTCCATCTACTGGTATAGGGATGTTGATCGTATACATTCTTCTTGGGACGGGTATAGGTATGTGGGAGGCTGCGCAATCAGGAAATCTTATCGATAAGCAGGTTATCACTGTCAACGCTTCTCAAAAAGGAGAAGTGTATGTCGACGAAGATGGTGATTATGTAGCAGTCCATCCTTCTCTTGGAGAGCACCATTGTCCTTCTTGGGCAATGGATTTGTACCGTGTTCATCTTGCTAAAGAACAGCGCTCTAAGAAAAGTCCATGGTCTATAAATTTCTAGAAGAACAACTGAACAATTTACTATATCCGTGTGTTATAGCCATGATCGGCATTGTGTCTACTTTAGGCACAGCTGCTGTAGCTCTAACAAAAATAGATCTAATTGGAATGTCTGGAGTTGAAGCTGTAGAAGCAGCCAATAGGTTTGCCAGTTTTGGTCCTTTTGCTCAACTTTTTGTTTTCACGCTAGTTATTTCTGTGGGGAGTATTGCTTGGTGGGCTAAAGTAACCCAAACAAGTATTGCAAATCACAGAAAGAGAAATGATGATCTTCTCAAGATTATTGTAGATAGTAATCACGAGAAAGATGAGATCATAAAGGAGAAGGATAAAATCATTGCTGAGAAAGACGGCATGATTTTAGAGCTGTCTACTAAGCTATTAGAAAGAGAGCATAAATGAATGTAGTTTTGAGGGAGGAAATAAGTCGAATGATAAAGCCTAGCCCTCTTGAACGTTATAATGGATATATTGCAGCATTTTTCATCTTTGCAATATTGCAATTTGTTTTATTGGGGCTGGTTCACTTATCTGTCAAAAACAATACATACAAGATAAACAAGATCTTGTTAATAGAGGAGACAGTACATGACCTCAATAAATCAAACTGATTGGGTATTAAATTGGATGACCATATTATTCCTATCATCCTTATTTGGGATGGCTACAAAATGTAATGGTCAGACTTCCCAGGAATTAGATGAAATGCTTATAGCAGCAGGAAGGCAAGATAGTTTTGGAACCACCGTATCAGTACAAGAACGAGATGGAATGCCAGTAGTTTTGCTTGACATTCCTAAAGCCTTTAACAATGAAGATGTTAAATTGGCTTGGGAGGATGTGCCTCAAACCTTCAAAACTTCCAATGCTTTACTCAAGGTTCCTAATGCTCTAATTCAGGCCATACAAGCCATTGTAAGGACTTTGTACGAGCCTGTAGAGGAAACAGCCAGATACTCTACTCAAAGCCCTGTGCATGCATTAGGGACGGCTCTAGGGGCATATGTAGTAACAGCAGCAGCTACAGGGGATTTGGACGACCACATTGACGAGATAGGCGATTTGTTCTCCAGCGATTCGGGCAGCTCTGATAATAACAACAGACCGACCTCAGAGTTGTCCAAGCTGGAGGCTACTGAAGGAGGTAGGATTAGTGTGAGTGGGGCTCCTGCTGGTCCTCTTGAGGTGACTGCTTCTGGGGAGGACAGTCGGGTGGATGTGGATTTTCAGTCATTTGATTGATTGTTTCACGAGCATGCTTTGTAGCTTTGAAATACTCTTCCATTCTTTCTTCGTAAGCTTTGTATAGGAACTCACTAGCTTCATTTAATATTGTCTTATGTCCAATCTCTTTCTGGCAGTGAGGGCATTTCATTTTAGTAATTGTCCACATGCTTTGCATCTAGGTTTTAGATCTACATATTCTTCTCCAAAGGCCCAAGAGAAGAGTATCTTATGACTCTTCTTCCCATAATTTCTTATGCGGTTCCCATTGTAAGTAAATCTGCCTGTTAATATTGCTTCCTTTACTTTGTCTTTAGTATCTAATCCTTCACAGGCAAGAATATGAGTAATTCTGCTTGGAAGTTCAGAGAAATCTTCTCGGTCTTGTTTTGTTTCAGGATATTTATATTTATTCATAGATTATTCCTCCTAGCCCACTCAGCTATTAGTAGTGCATCACCATCTTTTTGTTTCTTCAAGAATTCAGAATGCTGAGGAAAGAGTCTCATAGAAACATCGTAGCTAGCCTTCTTGAGTTCTGGTCCCTTTGCTTTCCCAAGTCCCTGCGGAAGCATTTCTTTCTGCCATTTCTTAGAGTCTACAAATATATGAGAGATCTTCGCTATCTCTAAGCATACGAGAATAGCTTCCCAACATCTGATTGCACTCATACTGGCGTTGAATCTAGTTGAGTTGATCATAGGTCTCTCCAGAACAGCAAGATAAGAGACTGAAGAGCTTGACTGATATGGAAGAAAGCAATTGAATTCTTCTACATCTAGTCGCCCAATGATTTTCTTCTTCTTAGTGTAGTCTTGTTGTCTTAATACGGGGGTAGGCATTACAACAGAAGGTCCCCCTTGAGGAAGTATTTTAGCCAGTGAGCCAGTAACCCCATTGTCGATACCTATGTATCCTCTTTTATTCATTAAGGCTCCTTGTAAAAAGAGTATGCTAAGGCAGACAACAGAAAGAACAATATGGCAGTACCACATATTAATAATTCTGTAGCAGTTGATAGATCACTATTCATGAAAACCTCTTAGAATTGTGGTTTCTTTCTGGGTTTAGGTATAGGAATAGCTTGTTCTATGAAAGTTGAGACTGGCTTCCCTAGATTCCTGTCAGCAGGAAGATTAATCTTTTCTTCATTACGCTCTAGCTTGTCCTTGTTTCCATTAGGGATCTCAACCTCTTCATGTTCAACAACCTCTTCCTCTCGAATCTTTGCACGTTCCTGCTCACATTGCTCTGCCGTTTTAATACGTGAAACAGTTGCTCCTGAGAAATAGTGCTTCCGTTTCTGATCACCAATTTCTTCAACATGATACTTAGCTCCTATAATGTTTATTCTATCGCCTTTCTTGAGGTTGTCAGAAGCCCATTCAGCTTGAGTTCCTTCAAGACGTATAGAAGAACAGCAGTGTATAGCCTTGGAAGATCCGTCAGCTAATTGGTGTTCATAATCAAAGAAGCTAAAAGATATGATGCATTTTGCGATAGGTTCTGTCTGAGTAAGAGGTGGGGTTACAAGTACATGGCAGTCAGAGAAGCAACAGCATGTTCCGTTCATTTGGCAGACTTCCTTTTTTTAGCTGAATCAATTATAGGGAAGAATGTGTCCCATTCTTCTTTAGTGAACCAGCTAGTTCTTGAGTTTAGTTCTTCACTGAGTTTTTGAATGGCTTCCTTGTGAGAATCCTTGTCATCAACGCATTGAGATTTAGATAGAAGAACAGGTCTGTCTGTTAGAATGCCTGCTGTACACAAATAGTAATCATCGTGTTCTTCTACTACATCCCAATCTGATTTAGACCAGATATGGTATACAGTTTTCATTTGGGTTTATTGGCAAGTTAGTTCTTTCCATTCCTTGGATTCAGTAATGATTTTCTGAACCCATTCAGGAACTGGAGGAAGTTCTGGGTTCTCAGGGTCAGCATCTTTTATCTCCCAGCATACCATTGGATTCTCTGGTTTATCTGGGACTTCCATTCCTTCCGGTATCCCCATTATACCTGATATATTTGCAAAAGTTCTTTCTCCATCTTCTGAGTGAGCATGAATAACTTGTAGTTGGCACGATAAGCCTAGAATATTTTCGAATTCAAATTCAGATAAATCTTTAACAGTAAAAGTTGCCCCTCTCCAAGATTCTAAATCTTTTCTTAGATCACCCTTCTTTCCCCATGTTAAGTTGTATTTTCTAGAAATAGCTCTAGGGAGGTCTTTACCGTCAATATTTATGCGGCAATTAGGTAGTTCCCAGGTAATTAGTGCAAAATGTTTTTCACCAGAGGTGTATTGTTTGGACTCTACCCAATGAGTTCCAAGATCTATCACACTATAACAAATTCCAACATGAACACCTTGTGGTACAGGGTTGTCCTTTTGTACTGGAACTTTAAATGACATGCTCTTTCTCCTTTTTGCTTGTTTTGTTTTCGTTTGGGCAGCCAGCTTGTTGCCATTTCAAACTAGCTTTCTTTATCGCCTTGTAAGGTGTTTCAGCATCAGCCCAGAACTTACCGTAACAATTGACATGTGCTCTCCATGCTTTTGGTCCTAAACAAGAAATCATAGGCCTACACTCTTGAGCCTCAAGCCACTTCAGTTCTAATCCAATTGTGTGTCTGTCTTGTGCCATCTACTTATATCCTTGTATGTAAATCTATCCATCTTTGGCAGTTGTTTATATCTAATGTTACTTTCATCTCATCAAAAAGAAATTTTGATTTCATAGATAAAGGTCGAGAATATTCTTCACAACTAAGCTCTGTACCGAAGATAAATATTTCTGGCTTTGTTTCTTCGAAATGCTGTCTATCAAGATCTTCGATGAAATCAGTGTTTATCCTTGTATTGTCTGTATAATTAGCAGTGAATGGATAGGTTAAGGGTAATCCTTGTGCATATTCGTACTGCATTCTAGTGCTTCCCTTTCTTGATCGTGACTGGGAAAC